CAAAGTATTACACTCCTTCTACTACAGTAACTCCGGCACTAGCCAAATCGCTAGCCAAGAAGTTAGCAGGAGTTTTCTCCATACCGGTTAAAGTCAATGTATAACCTGAAAGGTCTCCCATTGCCATTCCCGTTACCACAGTTCCTCCTGTGACCTCTAGTCCGTTTTCAAGACCTGCAACGAAGAAATTTCCGTTTTGGTCTTCAACAATAACGTGAGGATGTCCCCAAGCAAGCATCTTGATTTCTTTGTGGTCTTCTCTAGTAAGACGTGGCAAAGTCACCTCGATAACCTGTTCAAAGGCTGTTGTTCCATTCTCCGTAGAAGATTGGATGTTTTGTGTGAAAGAAGACGAAAAGTGTACGTCGTATTTGTACGCGCTAGGAGTAGCAACAGCACCACTATCTAAAGAAGTAATTACGTCGGTGTCAACCACATCGTATGTAGTTATTCCAAAGTCGCCGTAGTTAACAAAGTAGATGTTCTTGATACCACCAACACTATCCTTACAAGGCTTTAGTCTTCCCAAACTAATATCGCAAGCCATAATTTATGTTGTATTTAAGATTAAAAATATTGTATTTTGAGGTTGTGCCGGGCATTAAAGCCCGGCCCCCTCTATATTAAAGACTCTTATTAAGAGTAAAGTACGATTTCAGAACCGTAAGCGTACTGAACACCAGCGGTGTAACGCATTACAAATCTCACGTTCTGCGACCCGTCTAAATCAGCCATGTCAAGAACCTTCACTTCATTCCAGTCGCTCATCAAAGATGTGCCAAAGAATAAGTTAGAGGCTTGAGCAGCCATAGCAGTTCCAGCAGGCATACCTTCCGCTAAGAAGATTTTAACACCATCGAAAGACAAGTTACCAAGAGATTGGTTGTTACCGCGTCCTTCGAAACCGTTACCTCCAAGACCGTTTGCTCCAAATCCACCTAATGCACGAACATAAGCACGATACATATCAGAAGATAAGTAGATATAAAGGTCTTCTTTCCCGAAAATTGTCTGAGGAATGGCGTCAACAATTCTACCTAATTCAGTAATAATTGTCGCAGAAGAAACAGCAACAGCACCTACGTCGATAACAGAAGCATCAGCAGTAGCAAGAGTTACGAAACCATCGTACTCGCCTGGATTTGCGCTGTCTCCAGACCAAATAATTGTCTCGTTTGCAGAGGCAACTTCAGCAGCAGTCTTAGCAATGATAAAAGACTGAAGGTTTGGGGGAAGGTTGTCGTGAGCAGAAAGTCCCATTTGCATTGCCTCCCAGTCATCACGGAAGTCAGATTTACAAAGTTGGAAGTTCACTTGAAACTCGCTTGGCTGTAGGATGTTTTCTGTAACATCTACAGTCCCTTGAGCATCAAAATCACAAGTTCCGTCTTTAATCAAGTCGCTCATAGCAACTTTCTTAAGGACTTGTTTAAATTTAACATTTGGTTTTACAGTAACACCACCGTTACGGATAGTGCTAGGGTTCAATAAAGCAGCCTGAATGTAAGGAAGAGCATGTTCTCCTGCGTAGGTGCTTGTAATGTTTGTGGTTGTAGCCATCTTAATTGAATTTAAAAATAATTATTATTTACGTTTGAACATGGACTCGAAGACATAGTCTGCCGTCGTTTTAACTCTTCCCTGTCCATATAGGAAGGTTTGCTTTTCTTCTACCTGTGCCTCAGGTGAGTGTACAACATTGTCAGCAGCCGCTTCTTCTGCTAAAGGAGCCGTAGGTTCTTTGACTTCGTCAACCTCAGGGGTTGAAGCAACTTCAACTTCCTCTACAGGCATATCTTCTGACATTTCAACTGAAACTTCCTCTTCTGTTTTTTGTGAGGACAAGTCTTCAGGAACGTCTTTAGACCCAGCAGGAGAAACAACTTCAAGCACCTTTGTGTACATTTCTTTCAATTCTGCTAGTGCTGCATTATACTCAGCACGAGTTACATAGTCACCGGCCATTTCTTTCGGCTCTTCAGTAGGAGCGACCTCAACAGCAGGCTTTTCAGTAGCAGGTTCTTCTGCAACTTCCTCAGCCATTTCGACAACCTCTTCAGAAACAACATCATTAACTACCTCTTCTGTTTTACCGATAGAAGACGCTAGTTTTACGATGTCATCAAAGATTTCTTTGGGTGTTCTCATAATTTACTAATAT